CATTAGTCCAAGTTGTTCCGGGAAAATGTGCATATTTTAGAATTATGGAAGATGGATTAGCTGGTTGTGTGGGTAGAGATACATTATATTACAAGAATGGTTGTAATATTTCTCCATCACACCCATCTTCTATAGTAAATTGGCCAAATTGCACTTATAAATTTGAGGTGCTAGATGGCGAGTAAGACATGGACTCTTAGACAAGTTGCTACAGGCGGTACTCCAGCTAACGTATTATGGTGGGATCCAACTAGAGCTACTGCACCTGCACAAGCAACATCAGCATCAGGTTGGACTGTAGGTAAAACAGCTGCTAATAACTATTCTAACTTAGTACAAGGTTCTGAATCTGCTGCTGGTACTTTTTCTACAACCATCGTACCAAATACTACAGCACCTACAGCAACCGGAAGCTTTGCTGCAACTGCAACATATACTCCACCAACGTTGATATATCATACAAACTCTATATCAACATTATATGAATATAATGGAGTATTTACAGCAGGCAACTGGGTGTTTACTTTTCCAGTAATATCTGTGACAACTTCTGCAACAGGAGCAGGGCGTATAAACTTACGCGTGTTTAAAGCTTCACGTAGTGGTACTAATGCTTTTAACACAGCAACACAGCTTACAGCGGCAATGCAGGCTGGAACTATTGCTACAGCACCTACAACTACTACAGCTCAAACATCAACTGTTACGTGGGCAGCTCCGGCATTTACATTAAATAATGAATTCTTAATCATAAAGATAGGTTGGCAAGTTACAACAGCATCAAACGCTAATAATGCCGACATATTATTAAGACATGGCTCTGGTTGCACCATGACTACTCCAACTTTTAGAGCTAGAAAATATAACGTTAATTAATAACCAAGAAATCCTATAAATACTATCATGGCACTTAACTTTCCATCAGCACCACAAGTAGATGACACATATACTGACCAAAATGGTCGGTTATGGCTGTATGACGGCGTTAAATGGGAGGTATCCCGTGGATCTAGTAATAGATTATTTAGCGGAGCAAAAGTTCGACTTGATACTTTCTATTCACTAACATCTACACCCACAGCATTAGATTATGACTCTGAAGAGTTTGATATTGATAACTACTTCACATTAACTCAGGCGTCAAGATTAACAGTATCACGTGATGCTTATTATAGAATATCAGGTACATTCTTCACAGGGCCTCTTGGTACTGGAAGTTCATACACATTCTCATTGGTAAAGAATGGAACTATAACATTACAAACAGTTACAGTTGCTGCAAATCAGGCGGCAAATTATGATGCAATTATCCAATTATCAGGTACTGATTATGTTCAAGTTTTTGTTAGCGAAGCTGATTCGATTGGCACGCTTCTTGCAGGTTCATATGTTGAGATAACACGAGTAGGTTTGACTGCTGGTACAGCAATTGGATCAGCAAATGCTTTCTCAGGAGTTAGAGCTAGGTTGACTTCTCCATATACAATGGCGTCAACTCCATTATCTATTGTATGGAATGCATATGACTATGATACAAATGCTAATGAACAAGGTGAGACATATTGGAATGCTGCTACACCTACGCGATTAGTTATTAAGAAAACTGGTTATTATAATGTTAAATCATTTATCTATACAAGTACTGATGGTGCAGCAAATTCTTATGTTATAACATTACGAAAGAATGCAGGAACTACATTAGCAACAATAAATCTTAGTGCTAATGATTTTGCTTCAATAGATGAAATTATGTACTTACAACAAAATGATTATTTACAAATTTTAGCATATAATACTGGGTCAGTAGGTCAAATTACTACAGACACATATTTAGAAATTACAAGACTAGGAGTTTAACGAATGGCATTTATTAAATCAACAAGCGTTGTAACAGACACCGCCATTACGGTTCCTAATTTAACCGGTGGTACCAATGGTAGGGTTGTTAGGATCAATGGAACAAATTCAGTTGCTAATGCAGCAAATACAGATAGTACAGTTCAACTAAACTCTGTATTAATTAAACAAAACGATACGTACTATGCATCAGGAGTTGTGTCGGGTTTTAGTTCACTTTCACCAGGTTCTCCATACTTCTTAGCATCTGATGGAACTCTTACTTCAACACCACCAGTACCAACTGCATCTGTTCGGGTGTTGTATGTAGGGTTTGCATTAAATACTACAGATCTATTATTTAGACCAGGCACTCCAATTTCAGGCACATAATAATGCAAATTTATACATGGGATAAACCTGGATACGAGTCTACTTATTGGAAACAATACTATAAGCAGCGCGCATGTGGAGCAACAAGGGCTAGAAATTGCCAATGTTCTGAGCGTGATATAACTTATTCTAGAGAATTTTTTGAAGATGAAGGTGTATTTTCCCTTAGAGCAAAAAATATTGTAGAAAAATTAAACCTACAAGAGTCTACAGATATATTTGTAATAGGATGTGGTTTAGGTATTCTTATGGAAGAACTTAAAAAGTTAGGTATGAATTGTTGGGGTTGCGATAACTCTCAATATATTCAGTCAATAAAAAATAAAGAAAAAGCAGTCTTTCCAATCCATAATATCGATGTAACTGCAGCAGACTTTACTACAAAAGTAAGTAGAGCAACTGGTTCTTTATGGTTTGATGTAGTTATTACTGAAGATGTATTATCTTCTCATGATTCATTTACACAAATATTAAATAACTGTGAATCTATCTTAAATCCAGACATGCCTAAATCTAACATAGTACATGTTATAGATGTAAATGTTAATACACCTTTTACAGTTAAAAGTATTGATCAATGGAAACAAATTAACCCAAATCACACATGGCTAGACACTAATGGTAACTAAACACTCTTTAATTTTATTTTCTTTATTTGCGTCATTTGCAATATATGAATTTATACATGAAACTATTTTAATATGTGGTTCACAAGTTATCACTGGTAAGATGTGGTTTATGTGGATAATTATGGCCATAATGGCTTTAAGAAGGTAATAAATGGCAATTGTTAATTCTACAAGAGCGGTATCGTTAACTACCCAGTTTTTGAACCTACCTGAAACTTCAGGTATTAGTCCAACTGGGTATTGGTTCTATTATACTCCCGTAAATTCAAATAACGATACTCTTGGTGCGTCTATTAAACCATATAAATGGAGCAATACTCTTCCATTAGATGGCGCTGCAGCTAACATGATTATTGAAGGCACGATGCCTTTGATTACACAACCATGGGAAGGTGTTAATGTAAAATATCATGGTTCATGTATTGAATGGATTGGTGCTGGTGTTAATGATATTACCTCCACACAAGAAACTGATGCATTTTTCTTTGGTCACCTTGGTTCATTATCACCAGCTACAGATGATGATGCATACTACTGGGATAGAGCTTATTCTGGAACAGGTGGCGGCGATTGGTTCTACTACCAATATCACAAGCATATCCCATCATTCTACCCACAATATGAAAATGGTAGACAAGTTCAGTCTGCCCGTGGATGGATTAATCCAGAAGATAAAGCATATGGCTACTTAATTAATACGCGCATTACTGTGATGGGAGTCGACTATCAGTCAGTACTTGCTCGTATCCATACACCCTCTGTTGGTGGAGCCCATAACTCACATAATGATATTACACTACCGACTGTAAGTACTAAGAACTATATGCCATGTGGTATATTGAAAGGCATTGGTAATCGTTTCCATGCATTCTATATTGCTGCAAATGGCGCACAATGGGATATATTTGTTCGCACATATACACAAGCTTCATTATCATTCTCACTTGAAGTTAATCTTGGCACATATGACTTAGCTGATGCAACAATTACTCCAACTGCACTTACAGGATCACAACACAATTATCCAGTTCGTGCTTCTGCCGGTACTGCATTCAATGAGAGAATTTACATTCCAGTAATATTAAATAACGCAACGACAGGATTTGATCTAGAAATTTGGTCATTTAACTCATTAGATACTATTGCTGGTGGTTCTTTACAGCGCTATGTTATTGCATCACAACAAGCAATTAGACCAGACTGTCATTTAAAAGTATTTGGAACTAAACTATATGCTACATATACGGATGTGACTGATGGTGGTGTAAGATTAAAATCATTTGATCCAACAACATCAACATGGACAGATGAGGGTCAAGTAGTAACTAATAGTAATACTAAGTATGTTCGTGTACATGGATTTGAATATAATTCTGCTGATACTAAATTCTACTTACTATTAAGTGGAACTGCATTAGGAACTGGCACAACATACGCCGGTCCTGGTTTATATACATTTGAGTTAACTGGTTCATTCCCTGGTTATAAACATCTTGACTATGATTATACAAATAATGCATATATTAATAGAAATGCATTAGCCAATGGTTATCTAGAATATGATCAGATTACTTCTACATTAACCAAATATACAACAGCAGAGCCTGCAGGTATTGCTGAAGGTAAAAATATATTTGAATATAATATAGCTAGTCCTAAGTTTATTAATAAACGAGAATCGATTCTTGGTGGAAATGAATTTTACTATCAAGGAATACAGTTAACTGATGGTCGTAAATTAATGGTTGGGCGGGTGTCTGGAAACAAAGATAACTTTGGTACTGGAACAACTGGAGATTTACTAGTAGGTCTATATTCTAATATTACTGAAGACCCACATTACTTTGCTTGGGGCGGATCTGGTGATGACTATATTACTGGTTGTTGGGAAGACCCAGTAGATCCAAAGGTATGGATTACAGGTTATACTAAATCAGAATTGGTTGATCGCAAAGATATGCGTGTCCATGGTTTCTGTAGAAATTTTGCAGATGGTGCAAATGAAATGCAGTTTGTTGATATAGCAACAGATTCAAATAATAACATATATGCTGTAGGTAATCATAGCACTGGTTATATTATCTTAATGAAGTTTGATCCAAACTATAATTTATTATGGCAGACTTCTATTGATGATGGAGATGCAACTGCAATCGAACAAGCATTTGGAATAGATGTTGATGAAAATGATAATGCTTATATATGTGGATCAACTAATTGGATAGGTGAGGGATCAAGAGAAGCTTTTGTTGCTAAGTTTAACTCAACTGGTTTGCTCCAATGGACCAAGATATATGGTACAGCATCCGATGAATATGCATCATCTATATGCAGAACACAGAATAATGGACTTGAATCATTTGTTGTAGCTGTTGTTAACCCAGTAGCGGATGATACCACATTCCTAGTAATAGACGATAATGGAAATGCTTTAGAGCAATTTACGTTTGGTGGTTTAATAGTTAATAAAATTAGAGGTGATGCAAATAATATTAATGAAGGTCAATTCATTTTTGCAGGAGATAACGGTGCCGCCACTCCAACAGGTAAATTTGGTATTGGTAAAACATTTAGTCTTGGTGGAATGATTAAGTGGGTAAGAACATACGAAAGTAATTCTACATTTAATGACATTAGAAATATCGGTGCTTCTGACTATGTTCTATCTGGTAGAGTTGGAACTAGTTCATTGCTACTTAAAGTTGCTACTACATTATCAGCTGGTGTATATACTATAACTAAATCATGGGCAAGATCTATGGCTAACGCAGAATTAAAAGGCGTTACAGTTGATAGCTTAGACAATGTCTATTCAGTTGGGTATACCACATCTTCTGGTATTGCCACTATGGGTATGAATGATGGTTTAATGGTCAAATACAATTCAAGTGGAACTATCCAATGGCAGAATGCCTTTGGCCATGATATGGATGAGCAATTGCTTGCTGTAACATTAGATGGCACAAATGAAGATAATATTCTATGTGTAGGATGGAGCGAATCACATAGCTTTGGTAGAGATGCTATCATGTTTAGGTTCTGGTCTGGTGGATTTGGTACCGGGCTATACCATCTCGAAGGTAATCCTGGTGTACCATATATCTATCAAGCAACTGCTATCTCAGAATCTGCAAATACAGCATCACTAGGAGCTCTTACTGCTCCTGAAAATACTACAGGAACTTTAGTAGAAACAGAAGGAACGCCGGCTCCATTTATTGGAGACATATATACAGTTACCCATCAGGGTACTAATAATTATGTATTTAATGGTGGTGGATTTACAGATGGAACAGACGTTACACTAACTTTAGCTCGTGGTGGTACATACACATTTAACATTAGTGCAGTTGGACATCCATTTTATATTAAAACTGTACAAGGGTCAGGTACAGGTAATCAGTATAATGACGGAGTAACTAATAATGGTACAGATAATGGTACAATTACTTTCACTGTACCAGAAACAGCTCCTAATACTTTATACTATAATTGCCGTTTCCATTCAGGCATGTCTGGTATTATTAATATTGTAGAAAATCCAGATAAATCAAATGGTTATACATTAAATGATTATGGGTTCTTAACAAACATATATGATGGATCATTTGGTCCTAACGGTGTGTTTATGTTCTTTGTTGGTTATGTTGACTTGGATGAAATTCAAAAATACTTGAACACAGAAGAACATAGACGTGAACAAGAAGAGACAGTTGTTTCATCAGGAGGAAAATACATTAGTTATACAAAAGATATATTTAGATTCTGGCAAGCTGGAACTGTCGGCGACGGTTCAGCGGATGATGGTAATATATTTGGTTATGATGTGATTAAAGCAAGTTCTGGTGCAATATACTGTATTGGCCAAACATCAGGAGACTTATCTAAAGTTAATACTGGGGCATCAGGTGCATATGACTATGTGTTGATTGAATTTGATCCTGTAACAGAAGAGATGGAATTCTATCAAAATGGAACATCAAACGATGAAGAAACCTATGCATTGACTGAGTTAGCAAATGGTAAGATTGCCTATACCGGTAGAACAACAGGTAACTTAGGTGGAACTCCACAAGGTGGTTATGATATATTCCTTGGAATATTTGATCCAGTGACTGAGATTTCAGATTATTATTCTACAGGTTCAGGCTTGGATGATAAAGGTGTAAACATTCATGATGTTGGAAATAACACCTTGGCTATTACATACTCATCATATGGTGCTGTAGGTTCTACAACTAATATAGGAACTGAAGATATTGGAGTAATATTGTTTAATTATGTTACTGATACATGGGGCACTGCATATCAGACAGGTTCAACTACATCTGAAATTTTTGAACAGAACGGTAAACCATCAGTATTACTTAGTGATGGTCGTATAGCTATATGTTGTTCCTCAGCTGGTGCATTTGCAGATAACGCTTTAAGTTATGGATTCTTGGATATTTGCGTAGGTATTCTTGACTTAAATACTGGAACATGGAAAAAATATCAAGTAGGTTCAGGAGCATCAGACTTTGCATCATCAATTTTCTCCAGCGGTGATAAAGTGTTAGTTTCAGGATACTCAAGAGCAGTATTTGCAGATGGAGAAACAAATGCTGTATTCGTTGAACTAGACATATTAAATACAATAAGTGCTAAAGCCGCTGTGGTTTAATAAATACTAAAAGGAACATATATGGCAGCTTTAAATTTTCCAGCAACACCCACATTAAATCAAGTATATACAGCTAACGGCGTATCATACAAATGGGATGGCACGTCCTGGATTAATAACACAAGTGGACCTGCTGGATATACAGGATCTCAAGGACCAATTGGAGATATTCCAACTACATTTGAGACTATCTCTAATAATATTAGATCATTTCCATATGTTATTAATAGATCAGTTGAAGGTGTGATTACATCAGTAGTTTATACTGCTCCGGCTGAAGGAACTATTACTAAGTCATTTACATATTCAGCTGGAGTTCTTAGTACAGTTACTCTATCTGGACCGGCTCTTGACGGCGTAGTATATACAAAAACATTAACATATGATGCTGGTTTAGTTACTGGAGCATCGTATGCAGTTTCATAATATAAATAGTAAATTAAACTTGGATTAAAACATGGCAATTATTACAACAGACCTGCAATTAGTTTCAGCAAACTCTACAGCAGATGCATTAACTGGATACACTGCTATTGGTGCCACAGCTAACGTGGCTGATTCTGATGCTAAGGTTCATAATACTGCATGTATTCGTAACAATAATATTTCTGCCAGTATATTTCCAGTTAATAGTGGTACTGCTCTTAATGCATTTACTGCAATTAATTTAACCAATAAAGCTTTATATTTATGGCGTAGTAATGCTATGCCAACAAACTTGGCAGTTAAAAACCAATATGCAGGATGTACTTTTTGGGTTTCATCCGGAGCTACATATAATACATCACCATATAAAGCATTTGACTTAGATGGTCAAGATACTGATTTAACTGGTGGTTGGAAATCATATGCAGTTGATCCAACTCGTTCAACTGCTCTTTTGGCAGGCTCATTAAATACCGCAGCAGTAACAAGTCTAGGTTTTAGTCGAGCAATGTTAACAACATTAACTAATGCAGGTTTAGATTATATTGATGTTACTCGTTATGGAACTGGATTAAAGGTTAAAGATAATTCTGCTGTATCTGGACAACAAGCAAACTTCTCAGAAATATTTACATATGATAGTGATATTACACGATCCTGGGGTGTATTAACGTCAATTGGTGGTGTTTACTATGGAATGGGTAAGTTATTAATTGGTGGTGATGATGCTGTATATCCAACAACTACTGATAATCAAGCTCAATTAACATATTTCAAAGACACAGAACAAACATTAGTTTGGAAGTCTATGCCATTAGGTTCTGACTTCTATGAAATTCGCGTAGCGGCAAATGCTACACAAGATACTATATTCCAATTAGGTTCATATAATGCAACTACCGAAGTTGCAACAGAAGGTGTAACAGTTAAAGGTTCAATTGATACTGGAGCTGTAGCATCAGCACAACAATCCCCAGGAAGTCTTACAGCGCAATCTATGTTTGTTACTGCTGGTACTAGACTTGGTGCTGGCCAATCATTTAGAAATTTAGTTATTGGTTCTAAGCTTAAAGAAGTATCATTTTGGATGGCAAAAACTGGTACACCAACTTCTACACTAACAGCAAAACTATATGCACATTCCGGAACATTTGGAACATCATCAATACCAACTGGTGCAGCTTTAGCCACATCTGATCCTATATCTGCATCAGTAGTTTCAACAACTCAAGGATGGATTAAATTTACATTCTCAGGAGCTCAGCAATATACAATGGCTGATAATACTGATTATGTCATTGCAGTAGAAATATCTGGAGCAACATCTAACTCTACAAACTTTGTTGCAGTGTACTCAAATGCTTCTAATACATATCCTGGAAATTGGGCTTCTTGGTCAGGTTCAGCATGGACTGCTACAGCCACAACAGATATAGCATTTAAGTTATATACAATTAATCCAGCTTCTACATGGAAGTTTACTGCAACAAATACAAACAGTAATAATATTATTAAATTATATGGTTCTACATTTGAAAATATAATTTCATCTACTCTAAATGGAAATACACGATCACGCACAGTTGCATTATGCGGATTAACTAATACTAGCGCAACAGTCACCACATCAAATAACTTTACTACTGGATTTATTGTTCCAGGTATGGTAGTTTCCGGAACAGGTATACCTGCAGATACTCGAGTAGCTTCAATAGAAAGTAATACATCCTTAACGTTAACAAATGCTGCTACGACTACAGATACTGTAACATTAACATTTACGGATCGTTCTGAGATTATTTCATGTTCTTTCAATGGTATTGGAGCAATTACACCTAATGGATGTTATATCCATGACACAATCTTTGAGAACGTAGTTACTACTGCACCAACATCTGCTACAAATGCTTTAGTAGTATCTTCAACATCTCATATAGCAAATATTTCAAGTTGCCAGTTTATTAATTGTAATAGAGCGATTAGAATTACAGCACCTGGAACATATGTATTTGATAATTTAATATTCTCAGGTAATACATATGATATTGAGAATACAAGTTCAGGTTTAGTAACAATAACATTATTAAATGGTTCTAATGCAACTACCTTTATTAACACAGGTGGTGGCACTACAGTTATTAATACTCCTAGAACACTATCAGTTACAAATATTATTGATGGTTCAGCTGTTAGAATTATTAAACAATCAGACATGAGTATTCTTGCAGAAGCTGATATTGTTGGAGTATCTCCAAGCGGTTTAACTGGTATCACTGTAATTTCTGATCCATTAAACGCAGGAAGATATGTTGCTAAATACGAATATAACTATACTGCAAATACACCAGTATTTGTTGTAGTTACAAATAATAACTACCAAGTAATTTACACAACCTCTGAACTAGTAAACGATGATTCATCATTACAAATTTCACAGGTTATAGATAGACAATACACTAACCCAGCTTAATAGAGACAACTTATGGCGATAACAATCGGCGGTTTACAGCAAGATCCAGATGGATTATCATACGAGATAGCAGATTTTACTGCTATCAGTACCCATCCTCTTGTAATAGACACTACACGCAAACTTATTAAATTAACCCAAGCAGGTAACTTGACTAGGGATGGTGTTACGTTTAAATGTTTATACTCTAAATTAAAAGAGATATGGACTGACGATCCTGCCGCATATATCTATCCATTTCCTATTGGTCCAGTTACTGACGAACAATATGAATTAATCAATGGTTGGAACTTTGATACAGACGGAACTATAATTACTGCATCTATTTCAGGTACAACAATGACGGTATCTGCAGTAACACAAGGTAAATTAGTTCCAGGTCAAATTATTTCTGGAACTGGTGTAACTGCTGGAACATTTATTACAGCAAATGGTTCTGGTTCTGGTGGAACAGGAACATACACAGTAAGTGTGTCGCAATCAGTTTCATCTACTTCTATGGTTGCCACAACTATTAACCCAGCAACAAAGATTACTATTGCAAATGTTAGCGGAAATTCAGGAACTACTATTTTAACAACTACTGGATCATTTACTGGACTATGGGTAAATGCTATAGTTCAAGGTGTTGGTATACCAGACAATACTAGAATTGCTTCAATTGATTCATCTACTCAAATAACACTTACAAAACAATTAACTGCAAATATTACGTCTCAGTCAATAGTATTTTATGCTATTACAGACTTTACATGGTCATTAATTAAATTTGGTGGTTGGGCACTTAAAAATGCAACTGGTGTATCACAAGAAGAATGGGTAGGTATTGTTACTCTTGGAGACGTATCAGAACAGAAACAAACACTATCTAAACTTACCACTGCTGTAACTACTAATAGCGATATAATTACCGTTGCAGACACATCTGATATATTTGTTGGTTCATATGTTTCAACAGTTGGTTCAAGAATTGGTACAAGAGTTACTGAAATCATTTCACCAACTCAATTTAGAATTAATAGAACAATCACATCATTAGTACTTGGCGCAACAGTTACTATTAGACCTGAACCATATATCTATTACCAGTTAGGCTCTGCTACTTCTGCCCCAGTAAATGCAATCTTACATGGCGCCGTTGAACAAGCAATTAAAGTGTATGGCGATTCATCACATGGAAACTTTGACTATAGAGTTCCTGAAGTCGCACGCTTGTTCCTTCGTGAACAAGGATTTACATATGATGATATCGACCTTCAAGACTTAGGTTTGACATCAATTACATATAATACACTACGATTGTCAATATCAAACGTACCTGATCCTAATATTTCAGTTACAGATAACCAAATCTCTACAACAGGTATTACACCAACAGTTGCTCCATATAGTGGAATGAGTATCACATGGTATACTACTCCACAGGCTAGAGTCATTGGTGGTGTTACAAAATATTTCAATGTTATCATTGACGGTAATGGCGGTACTCCACAACAAATCTATGAATATGTTCAGTGGGCATTACGTCGTGGAACTGGTATTGATATAGATGCTGGAACGGCTAGTAAAGTTGGTGCAACGACTCGCGTCTTGTTAGAATTTAAAGGTACTTCATTATATACATTGTACGACCAATCTGATGGTGGTGTGTATATCGATGACTTTGATGTTAAATATATTAATGACCTTGTATTCTTAGACAACACAAATACTGAAATAACTTATCCATACATCTCTTATGGTGAATTAGAATTTAATAGTACGATCATTCAAGACCAAGATGAAGGCTTATTTAAGTTATTCTTTAAACAAATAAGCACGGAAGACGAATCTCGTAAATTTACTGAGAATGACGCCGTTATCGTTAAGTCAAGAACTACAGACCTAAGCGGTGATGGAACCTATGAAATTAAGGGTAACATGCAGACTTTATTTAATACATCTGCAACCCGTTATGAATATGATTTTGACTTTGAATTTAATGTTCAGGCATATTGGTCACCATGGAATCTATATCGAGTAAATGATGAGTACTGTTACTTGACAAAATGGTATAGGGTAACTACACAATATACCTCAGGAGCAACATATTCTGCTGGACTTGACACAGCAAATGCAGTAGAAATAGATGGCCCAACAGTAGTTTTAGTAGCTGTAGGTTTACAAAATGGTCAATATACTCGACAAGAAGGTACTATTGAAAAGACTATCTCTAACTTAATAACCGTAGTATCATCTCAAGAAAATAACTACGCTGAGTAGGGAAAAATAATAAATAGATAAAGTAGTATAAAACTAAATAAAACTAAAGGAATAAGAAAATGTCAACAACGAATTTTGTGCAGTTACCTCCAGACGGTGTCGGAAAGAAAGTAAGACATCGCGTTACTACTGATATTAAAGTTACCAGTATTACTCTTACCCCTGCTGTAGGTACTGTTGTCTATGGTAATACATCAGGCGCATTTGGTACTTTATCTGGCGTATACTCAGCTGAAGATACTGTATGGTATTTAAAAGATATCAGTGGTTCATTCTCTGCCGGTGAAACTCTACGAAACCAAGCAAATACACAGAACTATGCTACAGCTTCTGTAGTTAATAATTCTATCAATTCTGCAGCAATGCAGATTGTTGATGCTGACACGCCTGAATATACGTTGACAGTAGACAAACGTGGTGCGGCTCTTACATCCTTCCCTGAAGGTACTCCACAGTTTGACGCCTTTGGTAGACAACAACTTTCTCAATTACTTGCTGTTGGTGAATATTATCACTTTACTCAAGAGTTAGCTGGAAAATATTATACAACAACTGAAGGTGGAAGTTCATCAGTCAAGTATGATGTTGCACAATCATCCATTGTTTATACTACAGGCACTGGTTCTACAGACTGGGCAAAACGAGTTACTAATCAATATCATCCATACAAACCAGGTGTTTCACAACTTGCTTATACATCGGTGGAAATAGGCGACACAGGTAAAGCTAACGTTGTTCGTGAATGGGGTTACTTTGATGACTTTAATGGTTTTGGTTTCCGCTTAGACGGAACTACACTTAAAGTTTTCTACCGTACAGATTCATCTGGAACAGTTGTGGATACTACAGTTTCCCAAGCAAATTGGAACGTTAATGCATTAAATTCTGCTACAGCTTCTGACTTCTTATTGGATGTTTCTAAATCTAATCTATATTGGATGGACGTTCAAGGTACAGTTGGTCGTATTCGTCTTGGTGTAGAAACACCAGACGGTCGTCGTATTACATGTCACGAATTCCGTAATATTAATAATTTAGATGGTACATCAATACGTAATTTAACCTTACCATTAACATGGGCTCAACGTAACACAGGTTCAGTTTCTAGTTCGCCTGCAGCTACTCAGTCTATGCGAGTTGGTGATGGTGTTGTATTTACAGAATCTGCCGACGTTCAGTACACTGGTGTTTTAACACACATCATTCCTGATGCACCTATTGTATTGACTGATCCTGATGTATATAAACCATTCTTACAATTTAAAGCTAAGAATACTGTTCGTGGTCCAGTTCAAGATGCTGGAACATTTATTACAGGATATAGCTATACTATTACTTCTATTGGAACTACTGACTTCACATTGATTGGTGCATCTGCAAACGTTGTTGGTGTACAATTCACAGCAACAGGGGCTGGCACCGGTAGCGGTAAAGCTTCTGCAAATATGCCTAACTCAGTCATTGGTATCCATGAAACATTTGACTGGGCATCTCAAGGTGATGCTAATATTCATATTGGTATCTTTGTATTACCTAGCCAAAAATGGGTTAATAATCATCACTGGTCAGAAACAATTCAACCAGCTACAATGTTATATGTAGACACTAATACTACAGATATGGCACAGTATCAGTATTGGGCTGGTGGACCTACAGACATTGCTGGTTCTATTTCTGGCACTACCTTAACTGTTACATCTTTAAGCGGCTCATTACTAGCTGAAATGTATGTAACACCATCTCCAACATATGCAAATGGACCATTATATATCAATGGATCTGCATCATTTGCAGCAACTACTGGTTCAGTATTAGCTTTAACTCAAGTTCTTGAGCAATTGACAGCTACAGGTTCTGCTGCCGCATCGCCAACATATGGTACACAAACTGGCGGATCTGGCGTTGCTGGTTCTAATAAACTTGTATTATCATCTCTTGCTGGTGTTGCTCCAGGTCAATTAATTGCTGGTACTAACTTGCCAGCTGGTACAACTATTGAAGGCATTAAGAATAATGTATTAACATTATCTAAAGCATTTACTGGTACTGGTTCTGGTACATATAATGTATACACTAAAGGTGGAGTTGGTACATATCGTGTAAGTAAATCACAAACAGTTGGATCACTAACTGGTTACGGCGGTTACTATAAATTCTGGCCAATTGAATCCTTTGTTGCTCCGGCAAATTCTGAAGGTCGAACAGCTCTTGGTGACCGTATCGAAAAATCATTCGGTCTTGGTGGTAATCCTAACCCAGCTGAAGATGAGAAAGGTGTATTTGCATTTGCTGCTAAACCTTTCCCAACTACTGGCACATTTACATCAGCATCTCTATTGTACACTAAATACTGGAAAGAGATTAGATAACTTGATAACTTCTACTGCAGTCAGTTTTTGGGATGACCTTGTTGACCCGTTGAAAGTAATATTTGACGGAGATAACAAATTAATCTATATTGCGCCTCAATACAATACTATCAATGTAAAGATTGACCTGTATTCAGCGGCAAAACGCTGGCTGCAAAGAAGACAGAACATGAGTTACCTACCTCCACTTCGTTCAATTGGTGGTGACTCTGTAGGCAGTGGATTATATGCAGGTGATATTTACTTTCTTACAAATAACTGGCGAGTAGATGTTACAAACACTGTTTCTATTACTGGTATTCTTTATCAAGATAACTTAAGTCTTGATACATACATTGTTGAAGCAGGTGGCGGCGTTATTTCTACTGTTGCAAACTTAGCATACGCTTATAATACAACAGGGGTTACTGTTCCTTCTGCTGCTGAAATTAGAGACGAAATCCTTGGTACTAATCCATCCACATATGCTAATACAGAAACTGTTGGCGGTAAGATTTACGATACTAAAGAAGATACTTCTGAAATTAAGACTAACACAGACAATATTATTGCTCTGACCGTCTAAGGACTTTAAATATGGCAGTTACAAGTAGGGCAGAACTAACAGAATATTGTTTAAGAGCACTTGGTGAACCGGTGGTCGAAGTCAATGTTGATGACTCACAACTTGAAGAGCGTATTGATGAAGCTCTTGATTATTGGAATCAATATCACTTTGATGGCGCGGAAAAACTTTATCTTAAACAAAAGATAACTGCATCAAACCTCAACATAACAACAGCAACTTCATCAAACTTCAAGCTTGGTGATAAAATTACTGGAGTAACTTCAGGAGCTACTGCTGAAGTATGTGCTGAGAATAATAGAACATCTGGTGCTTCAGAGATTATAGTTAAAAATATTACTGGTACATTTATAGCATCTGAAACTATCGGTAACGGTACAACAACAGCACAGCTTACTGCAACTAATTTTGTAGTATTAGGTACATATGACAAACGTTATATACCATTACCCGATACAGTTTATGGTGTAACTAGAGTTATTCCATTTAATGCTGCTTCAAGCTCAAAGAATCTATTTGACTTACAATACCAATTAAGACTTAATGACTTATATGATTTGACTTCAACATCGATCATTTACTATAAGACAGTCATGAGTCATATCTCATTACTTAACTTAGAACTAAATGGTTATCCTTTATATAGATTTAATCGTATGCAAGGTAACTTATATCTTGATGTTAACTGGGCTTCTGATTTTGCTCTAGGAGACTTCATTATCATGGAATGCTACAGAGCTTTAGATCCAACAGAGTGGATTAAAGTATGGAACGAACCATGGTTGCGTAAATATGTTACTGCATTATTTAAACGACAATGGGCAATTAACGGTAAAAAATTCCAAGGTTTAGTACTTCCAGGTGGTGTAACAATCGACTGGCAAGGCATGTATGAAGAGGCAAAGATAGAGATCAAAGAGCTAGAAGACGAGATGATGAATAAATCAGCTCCACTTGAGTTTTTCTTAGGATAATAAATGCCACGTTCAGTATATCATTCGCATGGCGCAAGGTCAGAACAGCTATTTCATGAAGACCTTATAGTTGAATCCATTCATCATTATGGACAGAACTTCTATTACATTCCACGCACACTTATAGGTAAAGATGAAATCTTAGGCGAAGATCGCCTATCTCAATTTAAATCTGCATATGGTATTGAAATGTACCTTGAGACTACTGATGGATTTGAAGGTCAGGGCGCATTTATCCAAAAGTTTGGACTTATGATGGAACAAAGTGCTACATTAACTGTAGCACGCCGTCGATGGGATCAACTCATTGGTCGCCATGCAGCATCTCTTTTACCTAATAGACCAGCAGAAGGGGATCTACTTTATTTTCCGCTTACTGGTGGTTTATTTGAAATTAAGTTTGTTACACATCAAGATCCTTTCTATCAAATTGGTAAACTCTTTGTGTATAAACTACAAGTTGAACTCTTTCAATATGCATCAGAACATATTACAACTGGTCTTAAAGATATTGATACATTTGAAACTCTCAAGTCATTTGATACTACTGTGGTTAAGAATGGTACTGTTAAAGAGATCATGGTTACCAATAAAGGAGTTAATTACACATCAGCACCCACTGTAGAAGTGGGTGTTACATGGACAGCAACGACTGCTGTTGACGTAAGAGATGAACTATCATTTGGAACTAAACAATACATTGTTACACAAGCTGGTACAACTGGAGCAACGGGCCCAACACACTCATCTGGAATTCTTGCAAATGGTACTGCTTTACTTAAGTATGTTGGTACAAGAGCTCAAGCAACTGCAACTGTTGGAACAGGCGTTGCATTAGGAGAAATAGTTAAAATAGTTGTAACAAATCCTGGTTCTGGTTATACATCAACACCTCCTATTATTATATCAGGTGGAGGTGGTAATTCTGCTACTGCAGTAGCTTATATTGAAAATCTTGATAATCAAGATTCATACGGTGATAATAACAAGTTTAAAGAAGAAGCCGTTGGTATTGTATTCAACGAAGACAATCCTTTTGGAGAGATTAGCTAATGCTTAACGGAGTACCATTCTACCACGGTGCTATTAGAAAAACGATTGTTGCATTTGGTCGTTTATTCTCCGACATCAAGATTGAAAGACAAGGAACTGATGGAGCTATTGCACAAACAGTTCAAGTTCCTCTTGCATATGCCCCAAAGGAAAAATGGTTAGTTCGTATTGATTCAGATCCAAATCTTAATAATCATACTTACATATCACTACCACGATTATCATTTGAAATTACTGGTTACTTCTATGATGCATCGCGTAAAACAAACAAGATGCAACAATTAGTTTGCAATGAGGCTACTACATCTTCTAGTCCAACTAGAAAAGCTTTATTTGCTCCAGCTCCATATAACATAGACATTAATTTGTATGTTCTTACAAAGACACAAGAAGATGCTATGCAGATACTAGAACAGATTCTACCAACATTTGCTCCTGAATATAATCTGTCAGTTCACGCGGTTCCTGAAATGGACATCATTCAAGACATTCCAGTTATTCTTAATAGTGTAACGATTGAAGATAACTATGATGGTTCTTTCCAAGAAAGACGATTTGTGGTGCACACACTTAACTTTACATTAAAGACAAATATCTACGGTCCAGTTACAAGTCAAGGCGTTATTCTTAAATCAATGGCTAACACCTCTATTCCTGGTCAAAAATATACAGCAGAAGCTGGAGCTACTCCATCATCTGATCCTACAGAAAATTGGGAAGCGCAGTTTTAAAACATGGCACAAGTATATAATGCAAATACACAGTTAAAAGCAGCAGGAGTAAAAATACCGTTTACTGAAGAACAGGTAACGGAATGGGTCAAATGTAAAGAGGATCCGATATACTTCATAAATAACTACTGCAAGATCATCTCTCTAGACCATGGTCTAGTTCCATTTAAGTTATATGATTGTCAAGTTGAGAAGGTAAAAATTATCCATGAAAATCGAAAAGTTATCCTTATGGAAGGTCGTCAGCAAGGTAAGACTACGACTTCAGCTGCATACATTCTATGGTATACCCTATTTCAAGATAGTAAAACTGTCGCAATCTTGGCAAACAAAGCCACCGCCGCCCGTGAGGTGTTATACAGGTACCAATTAATGTATGAAAACCTTCCGTTGTGGTTACAACAAGGAGTAACTACATGGAATAAAGGTGATATTGAACTAGAGAACAATAGTAAAGTATTTACCGCAGCTACTACATCATCTGGTATCCGCGGTAAATCTGTTAACATGCTGTACGTTGATGAAACTGCAATTATACCTAATAATGTTGCTGAAGACTTCTTTACCTCGGTATATCCTACAATTTCTGCTGGTGAAACAACAAAGATTCTATTATCATCTACTCCATTAGGTTATAATCACTTTTGGAGATTTTGGAATGATGCTGAGAATAAACGTAATGACTTTATTCCGCTGTTTATTCCATACTGGAAGATTCCTGGTAGAGATGAGAAATGGGCAGAAGAACAAAGAAGACAACTTGGAGAAATTAAATTTAACCAAGAAGTTCTTTGTACATTCTTAGGTTCTAGCTTAACATTAGTCAGAGCTGATGTCATTGCTAAAATGAGCGCGGCTAGAGTTATACATAGTAAAGATGGATTAGATGTATTTGAAGAACCTATAAAAGGTCATAACTATGTACTAGTTGCGGATACTGCAAAGGGTGTTGGTGGAGACTATTCATCATTCTCTATCATAGATATTACTGAAGTACCATATAAACAAGTAGCAAAATATAGAGATAATAAAATTAGTCCGATGTTATATCCATCAGTGATATACAAGATCGGAAAAGAATATAATGAAGCATACGTTTTAATGGAGGTTAATTCCTCTGAACAAGTTTCGTCTATCCTTTATTCTGAGATGGAATATGAGAATATCCTATTCGTCAATAGATCAAATGATGGACAAGTAGTTTCTGGTGGCTTCGGTGGAGGTAAAGCTCAACTTGGAGTTAATACAGATAAAAAGGTTAAGCGAGTTGGATGTATGAACTTTAAGGCTCTAGTGGAAGAAGGTAAACTGTTAGTACAGGATATCGACACTATAGCTGAGATCTCAACCTTTATTGAGCAGAAAGGTTCTTATGCTGCCGATGAAGGTTATCATGATGATTTGGTTATGACTTTAGTATTATTTAGTTGGTTAACTACAAATCCTTACTTTAAGGATCTTAATGACGTCAATCTTAGACAGATTATGTATGAGAAACAAATTAAGTCTATTGAGGATGAGTTAACCCCATTCGGATTTTACAATGATGGAAGAGAGACACCTAACGAAGAGGTTCTATTGAATTTTTAGTTAGTATAAATAAATGTATAGAGGTGACTCTAGTTATATCATAAAAATCATAATTTAAGGAGAATCATAAAAATGCCGTTCCAATTATCTCCAGGAGTTGCGGTAGTCGAGAAAGACTTTTCAGCCATTGTTCCAGCAGTATCTAGTTCTGCAGGCGCATTTGCTGGAGTGTTCACATGGGGTCCCGTTTTAGATCCTGTTACAATTACATCTGAAACTAATTTGGTTGAACGTTTTGGTAAACCAGTAGATTCAAATGCACAATCATTCTTTACAGCTGCAAATTTCCTTGCATACACAAACAACTTATTAGTAAATCGCGTTGATACACAAACACATAGAAATGCAGTGGTAACGCAAACTGGTACAGTTACAGGTTTTACAATCACTGAAGATGGTGATTCATATGTTACTGCTCCTGAAGTTACAATAGGAGCTCCAAACATTGCTGGTGGTGTTCAAGCAACAGCAACTGCAGTTCTTACAGGTGGATCAGTTACTGGTATTACAATTACTAATCCAGGTTCTGGTTATACATCTGCTCCTTCAGTTACTATTGCGACGGGTCCAGGTACAGATGCTACTGCAACAGCTATTATTACAACTGGCGGTATTAAAATTAATAACCAAGAAGCCTATACTTTATCATATAATGCTGGTGAAGGTGTAGTTGGCGAATGGGCTGCTAAATATCCAGGCTCATTAGGTAATTCATTAAAAGTTTCTATGGCTGATCAAACAACTTTTGATACATGGACTTATAAAGATCAATTTGATTCAGAACCAACTACTTCAGCATATGCTAGTGGTGTTGGTGGTTCAAATGATGAAGTTCATATCGTTGTTGTCGATGAAGACGGTCTATGGACAGGTGTTCCAGGTACAGTTTTAGAAAAATTTGCTTATGTTTCTAAAGCTTCTGATGCTAAGAAAACAGATGGCACTAATAACTACTATAAAGATGTTGTAAATAGTCAATCTAGATATATCTGGTGGATGGACCATCCTACAGCGCTTCTTACTACAGTTAACGGCACAGGTTCATCTGGTGTAAATTGGGGTTTAACAGCTGATGGTAAAGGATTTAAAGATCTTACTGCAGCTTTAACATCATCTTTATCTGGTGGTGTTGATGATCTTACACCAACAGATGGCGAACTACAAACGGCATGGCAATTATTTGTTAATGCAGAAGTATATGACATCTCATTAATTCCGCTTGGTAAAGCTTCTTCAGTTGTTGCTACATATGTTATCAATAACGTTGCTGAAGTTCGTAAAGATTGCGTTGTATTTGTTTCTCCAGAAAATACAACTTCAGGTGATGTTATTATTGGTGCTGGTTCAGATGCTGTAAATGCTGTTGTTGCATATAGAAATGCATTACCAAGCACATCATATGCTGTTATGGATACTGGTTATAAGTATCAATATGACCGCTATAATGACAAATATAGATATGTGCCTCTAAATGGTGACATTGCAGGTCTTTGTGCTCGTACAGACTACACAAATGACCCATGGTGGTCTCCTGGCGGTTTAAACCGTGGACAAGTTAAAAATGTTGTTAGACTTGCTATTAACCCAGGTAAAACTGAAAGAGACAATCTTTATAAAGCAGGCGTTAACCCAGTTGTTAACTTCCCTGGTCAAGGTACAGTTCTCTTTGGTGATAAAACACTTCTTGCTAAACCAAGTGCATTCGATCGTATCAACGTTCGTCGTTTATTCATCGTAC